TAGTTAATATCAAGCCATCTAAATTTAATATACCAGAAAAATTACCAGTACGTTTTCTAACAAATTGTAATAAATCAAACTTTTCAAAAATCTCAGATCTTTGACCATCTGCATTAATATATACTTTGTCTAATATTATAGAATCCCAATGTGTATCTGTAAAACCAGATGTGCTACCAGTTTGAAAGGGATCATATAAATAAAAATATAATCGCCATGCACCATTCGGTAATGCTGGAGCTGTAAAATCATAGCTTTTCCATCTTCTATTATTTACAATATTGACTTCGTTAATTGTTGTTGTTGTTGTCCAAGTGTTACCACTCCAATATCTAGTCGCTACTGGGGGATCACCTGGCAAAACAACTGCAACAGCTTTTACTTGCCATCTAAAACCTCTTGTTTGACCAGATGTTGAATTAAAAAAATTATTTAATTTTAATTTATAACCAATAAAAGATGAGCCAGCTTCATCAATATAATTTACTAATGTAGCAGTTACATTAGTGCCACTCGCTGATGTTTGTATGTTAGTTGACTTTAAAGATGCATCACCTTGAAAACTAAAATCACTTACAACACTGCTATTTGTTAATGTCCAGCCAGATGTGCCAAATTCAAATCCAGAATTATTTATAATATTAGTACTAAAAAACCCATCCATTTTAACACTTTGTGTATATTCTTTTAATGGTCGCAAATATTCTTTTGTTAAGTTATTGCCAATAGGTTGCAAATCACTTGGCACAATAGATAAAACATCAACTGTGCTAGTTGATTGATATACACCATCTGAATTATAAATGTCATATTTTATATCCTCATCATTGTTAGCTTGTAAACTTGCAGTTTCAGCGGCCCTGATTCCAGTTGGTATTGTGCCACCATTGGCTGTTGTTGCACTAGTATCTTTTACTGATTGCTCACTATAACTAGAATTATTTATTATATACCATCTGCCATAACTTTGGAAAATTCTTGAATTTGTAAACTTTAATATTTGCTCTAATACTTCTTTACAATTTTTTGGATCAACACCATCTGAAAAAAAACTATCAGCTCCGCATGATACTTGATCAAACACATTATATCCAGATGATGCATCATCTTTTTTTATATCATTTGAAACGTAAATATCAAAACCTAAATTTATATTTTCTAATATCTCATGTATAAAAACCATAAAACTGCCAGTAATTTGAACACCACCAGATGTTGTTAATGGCTGTGTAAACCCATCTAAGCTACCTAATGCATCATAACCTTGTAAAGTTATAGGATAGGGAGTTGATGTAACAGCTTCTTGAAATTGATCTACTAACAGCCACCCTTGCCAATAGGTTTGATAATTATTACTAGAATCTTTATAAGAAATTTTGATTTTGTACTCTCTCTCATCAGCAATATAAAAATCATCATAGTTTGTTGTATCTGTAACAAAAAGATTTATTTGACAAGTTGAGCCAATAATAGGATCATAAAAATTATCATCTTGATCCCAGCTAATTTGTACTGGATCACTAGTTCCTATTAAATCATATACAGTTCCAGTATAGCCATCTTTTAAGATTTCTATTTTTTTGCCATTTTCTAAGTCATCAGAAAACTCTAATCTAAATTTAACTCCGTATGCCATTATTTAATTCTATTTCTATTCCTATCTGCTCTTTGTAATGCAACTACTAAATCTTGACCTTTAAGTGCAAATTGGCCACTTACATTGACTTGAGATTGACCTCTGTCTCCTATAATACTTTTTAATTTATCTAAAGGAGCTATCACCTCTGGATTGGATCTCGCTCCCGGGTACTCTCCGACTAAACCAAGAGTTGGTGTAGATACGATGCCACCTTTAGCAAATGCTTTAGCACCTCCACCTCCACCTATACTTTCAGAAATTTTAGCTGATTTAGATTGAAAAAACGAACCTAAAGCCACTAAAGCAATACCAGCAGCAATAGCAACAAAAGGGTTTAAACTTTGTAATGCTTTTTTTATACCCTCTAATGCAATACCGATTCCAATAGCCATTTTACCAATTTGTGTTGCAACACCACCAAGAGTGCCTAATAATACAGCTCCTAATTGACTACCTAAACTGCCACCAGTTGCAATTGCTTGTCCTAAAGCAGCTCCAATGCCAGATGCTAAACCTTCTAAGCCAGATTCAAAAACCCCACCTAATTGTTGGTTAAACATATGTGCATTGTTTAAATATTCCATTTGACTTTCAGATAACATTTGACTAGTTTCTGTTAATTTGCTTTGTAATAAAATATTACCATTCCCAATACTTTCGGCTAAAGCAGTTGCTGGATCTTTGCCCATTTTAGCAACACCAACAATAGCTTCAACTCCTTTTGGTTTTGCACCTAAACCAGAATTGACAGTTCCTACTTGAGATCTCTGTTTTGCATCATTATTATCTATGATTGCCTCAGTATTTTTAAGAATGCTTTTGGTTTGTGTATCTATTGTATCTATATTATTTTCAGTTTCCTCATCCAATTTTTTTTGAGCACCTGCTTGATCAGCTAATTGTAATGCAGCAAACTTAGAATAATTCCCACCAGATTTAATAATATTTTTAAATGTTTGCCATTTGCTAATAAGTGGAGCCATTTTATTACCCATCGTAACTATATATCCAGTTAATGCTACAATAGCAGTTGCAATAGCAACAAAAGGATTTGCCATCATAACTACTGTTAATTTTGCAAAGCCACCTTTAACAGCAATTAAAGCAATTTTTAAAGTTGCAAAACCACTTGCCATTATACCAATTGCGGAAGTTAAATAACCAATAGTTAATAATAGTGGTCCAATAGATGAAACTATTAACCCAATTACTACTATTATTTTTTTTGTTTTATCATCTAAATCTATAAATTTTTTAACAAGTGAATTTGCATATTTTACAATATTAGTAAATGCTGGCAATAATATTTTACCAATATCCGCTCCTAACTCTTTTAAACCTTCCGTAAATATTCTCATTTGGTTTGCCGCACCTTCTTGTGTTCTTTGAAAATCCCCTTGTGCATTACCAGTTTGTGCCAAAATATATTGGTATCTTAAATTCACTTTTTCAGCTTGTGTCATACTTTTGATATTCTTTTGAATACCTTGCTCCATAGCAAATTGTATTAAGTTAACCTCAGTCATTACAACGCCTAATCTTTTTAATGATTCTGTCTCACCAGTAAATACACCAGCTAAAGCGGTCGTAGCTTGATCAATACCAATATTTTTAAAAGATGCTAAATCACCAGCTAAAGCAACCATTGAAGTACTCATATTAGCAGCAGCATTTTGTGAAATTCCCATTGAAGTTGCCATATCACCAAAAAGGGCAGCCATATCTAATGCTGATCCCTCTGCAATACCAAATTGTGTTAAAGTAGTTTTTGCAAACTCTTTAACTTTATTTGATGATTTACCAAAAGATACATCAACTTTGTTCATGCTCTCTTCAAAATCACTAGCCATTTTTATAGCTGCACCACCAGCAATAGCTAATGGTAAACTTATTGCAGAAATACTTTTTCCAACTGCTTGCATTTTTTTACCAAATTTTTGCAATTTGGTAGAAGCTTGTTCAAAACCAGTTAGCTGTAAATCTAATCTTAACTTTGCCATAAAATATTTTTATGTAAAAATACAAAAAAAATAAGCCACCTATTTTGGCAGCTTACTTTTATCTACTTTGTTTTTAAATTTTAAAAATTGCTCTTTAGTTGACTTTGGTTTTCCTTTACCCAAATAAACATCTTGAGGCAAAGGAAATAATTTATCTGGTGTAATCATTTGACCTTTTTTATTGCAATTTACATTGTAAAGCATAGCAGCTAAATATCTGGTTTGTTCCCAAGCCACATTACTTTTGATCATATGTGATTCGCCCATTAAATGATTTTCCTTCCAAGTATTTTTCCAAAAAACATCTGGTGAAATCCCAGCTTGACCAATATAAAAATCTAATAAACTATCCCAAGTCAGCTGGGAACTTACTTTCCCTCTTTTGTAGGTTTAGTAGTTTTTTTAATATTTCTAGCAACACCCATATTTAGATCGTTGCCAAGTATTCTTGACTCCATCATTGAACTTATTACATCTGTAAAAGTTTCAGTTTTTAAATCTTCAAGCCACATACCAACTTTAAAAATATTATAATCAATTTCATTGCCTTGCTCTTGATCATTAGCCAATAAACCACTATATATTAAAGCTCTTATAGTGCTAAGTGAAATACCATCATTAAATACATCACCTATTTTATCAATTGATACATTTAATTCATCAGTAAAGTTTGACCAGAAATTCATTGAAAAATGCATAGTTCGCATTTTGCCACCTATTTTTAAGGTATAGTAACCTCTTTTTTTGTTTGCCATATTTATATATTTATAGGGGTATAGTTCCCTCAATCCATACCCCCTTTAATTTTTATTAAGAATTACCTAAATTATGATTTAGTAATTGCACCATTTACAGTAATTGAACCACTATAAGTTGCTGGAGATTCCATTTCAGCACTCATTTCAACTGAGCTTAAAAACCCAGATCCTGAATAAATAGGATCAGAGTTAGCAGTTCCAAATTCCCATGATACAGCTCTCCTTGCAATCAAAATGTCAGCAAAATCAACTGGATTTGCATCATCATCATAAGCAATTAATCCCTCAAAAGAAATTTCACCACTTTTAACACCAGCAATAACTTCTTGAAACCCATTGCTATCTTTTGTAGTTGCCTCAGGCAAATCATTTGATAGTGTAAGAGTACAAGATGTTGAGTGTCCAATAATAGTAGATGATGCTATTGATGTTCCATCTGTTAATTTAAGTAATAAATCTGATCCATTAAATACGCCTAGTGTAGCCATTTATATATTTTTTAATTATTAATCTGTAACAAATATACAAATAAAAAAATTATACATCTTCCCAGTTATCTGATATATCTTCCCAAAACTCAAACACATTATCCCAAGTTTTACCCTCGCTAGGATCAGTAACTGTAAATACACCGGTTAGGTTTATTTCTAAGTTAAAACTAGTAGCAGTTTCAAACTCAGCTGTCTCATCAACTGAGTTAATAAACCCCTCACCTCTAACTATTAATTTAGGATTTACATTGTCTTTAAAATAGAAAGTTGCCTTTTGTTTAGTTAGCACCATATCGGCTAACTGCTCAAAATTTAAAGTATCAGAATAATCTGTTAAACATTCACAACTTAATGTTCCAGATTTAACACCTGGTATAACCTCTGCCCAACCTAAACTTTCTTTGGTTGTAGCATCTGGTAAATCTACATTAATATTAAAGCTAGTGCTTTTAGAATGCCCTACAACTGTTGTATCTTTTAATAACAGAAAGCTAGTGGCATTTATAACTGCCATTTTATTCTTGCTCTGGGATAATTTCGTATTCGCCAGATTCTAAATTAACTGAGATTTTTCCATACTTTTCCTCAAGTTCTTTTTTAAGATCGTTTTGCTCATCTTCTATTTTTTTCAATTCACCTAGTAAAGATTCCTTTGACTTTTCTAAGTTAATTTTTTGAATAGATATTGCACCCATATTAGATACAACTTGATTAATTTTCCCTTGATTTTCTTGTAAAGATTTTAATTCTTTTTCTTCTAGTTTGCTCATTTTTATTTATTTAATTATTATTAATCCCACATTGGATATAAATATTCATCAACTGGGTTTTTTTTATCATTAATCATTTGATTTAGATTTTCTTGCATTTCTGGTATATTAATATTCTCAGAGGATTCTAGCCACCCAACAACATCTTCTTTTGTTAAATCAGCATAGGGGATAAATGGATCACCCTCAATATATTCAACTTCTATTGCACCAGTGATTGATGCTACTAATGTTGAATCATCATTATCAGTTGCTAAATATGTATAGCTTATTCTAAAAATTACATTTTCTAAATCATATTGATTGATTTTTGCAGTCATTTGGTTTATATTCCAAGTGTATGTATTTGCCATAATATATTTTTTACAAATTTAGTATTTTTTTTAACAACTTCCAGTTGCAATTATTAATCCATTATTTCCAACTTGCATCCATGAACCAC